GAGAACTGATATGATGGAGTTTTCTTACGAAAAGGGAACACAACCATGCAAAGAGTTTAGACCAGAAGATGATTTTTATCCGGGGGGTGGAAATATACACGACTGTTTCTGTATGTACTCAAAAGGTTTAGTGTGTGGTGGGACTGTCTCATTTTGCCTAAACTGCCACACCGACCATCATTCAGGAGGAAAAGAGGAATGTATCTGTTCAAAAAATAATTCTTAACTAACCGGCCCTAGGCCATTGAGTATGACATTTGAAGAAACTAAAAGGTTGTTCTCTGATGAAGGTGATGAGGACGAAGAGGAGGACGACGACGAAAATAAAGAGATTGAAAAAGGTAAATACGCTGATGAATACTTAAAAGATCATATTAGTGATCTACAAAGTCTTTCTGAGGCGTTTGCCATCTTCTCTAAGTATGCTGAACCAACAGAGTTGTCTATCCATGCCGAACACGATGTGTTGTATGTTGCCGAATTTTATGAAGATATGACCGAAGAAGAACTGGTCAAACTGCGTCGCCTTGGTTTTCATCTTGATAGTGATTCGGGAGGTTGGGCGAAATTCTGTTAAATAAACCCAAAGCCTAAGCGCTTTGGTGGGGATGGGAAGCATAGACCCTCTGTGATTCGACCTCGTCTTGCTTGGATAGCAAGATTATAAAACGCAACTAGTCTTGATAAAGCGTTTGCCACCATTGCCATCCCCATCAAGTCGCTTTAGGCATCTCAATGGAGGCGTGGCGGCAAGAAGCCGCACGACGAAAAAAGTAACCTCGTGAGGAATTGTTCTAGGATTGCAAGCCTGGGACTAGTCGGTACGAGTTCGCAGCCGGATACCAGTGCACAGGGATTCCGGTAACCTGCAACGTCTAACCGTTGCCGCCTCCGCTGAGATTCTTAAACATATTTTATGCCAATCGAGAGATTAAAATCGTTTTCCGGTCCACACTGGAGCTTTACCAGATTGTTAGGTGAGAAAATCAACGAGATTGTCGATGCGGTAAACAAAATACATGAAGATAATAAACCTGCATGGCTAAAGCAGGTCGAGGCATACGAAAAAAAAGAAAATATTAGGAAAGAAATGAAGGAGCAGCTATTTCGGGAAGCGGAAGAAGGAAAATTATTTCGCCTGAAAGGTGACGGATACATTGCAGCATACGATCAGTATTTCGAACAAGTAAAAATCTAACCTATGACCCAACCAACGATTAAGGAGAAGATCGAAAAAATTATTTCATTGTGTCCGTCGGTGATAATCGAACCCGGTAGCAAAAATGAAGAAAAAGTTCCGATTGCAGATGCTGAGTTTCTCCAGAGTTTCGCCCGTCTCATCTGCGAGGATATTTTAAAACATGATGATGAATTTGGTTTTGCTACAGAAATGCATAGAAGAAGAGCTCTTGAGGAAAAGTGCCAAGAAATTCTTAAAGCTTTGGAATAATACTTTATGAATACATTAAACGCCATAATCATGTCGGGGTTAGCCCTTATAGTGGGGTGGGCATCGTCTAAAACTCCAAAAGAACAGTCCTGGTTATCATGGATGTTGCTAGGTATCTTCGTTGGAATATGCACAATCATCAGTTTGCTATTTCAGATCATGCAAAAGCTATGACCACTCTTGAACAATTTAACGAGGAAGTGAAGAAAGAAATTCTAAATGGAGCTATCAATAATCCTGGAGAAGATTTACAGGATTTCATCACCCAAAAACTCACCGAACACAAAGCTTTGATTTTGAAGATGGTGAGGGAGAAATTATTAAAAGATGAAAGGTTTGATACGTTAGATTGTGATCGAATCGAAGACCACATAGACGAAATTAAGAACTTTCATTAAACCAACAAGGGTAAAGATTGTACCCCACTTGCATATGGATATTGAAGATATTAAAAAATTAAAGTTTGGTTCAGAGGTAATATGGCATTCAAAATTAGATGAAGATACAGAATATATTAAAAGAGTTCTTCGTGTTGATTCTGATAGAACTTCTTACCCGAAAATACCACCTAATCGGTTCTCCGGAATTGGAAATAATCATCCTAGATCGGGAAAGCCCGAACGATACAAAGGATCGATAACTTTATGGAGTGGTCATTTTGTGAATGAAATTGATTTAGAAGAATTTAAGAAAAATTATCGGATTGTAAAAATATGAAATTACTTAAATTTCGTGCCTGGCTTGGAGAAGAAAAGAAGATGATTAATGTCGAACAGCTTGATTGCCTCTTAGACGGGAAACCTATAGTCTGCCAAAGTGATAACGGCTCACCACCATTCTTTAATCTTGGTGAGCTACCAATTATGCAATATATTGGTAAAGATAAATATGGAAAAGATATGTATAAAAGTGACATTTTAAAAATTAATGAGGAAGAAAATGCAGCTATTGTCTACGATGAAAATAATTGTTGTTTTACACTTAATACAGATTTCGATTTCAATCCATGTTTAAGCAGATACGAAGTGATTGGAAACATTTACGAAAACCCCGGACTCCTAAAATAACCCTATGCCCACTAATCCACATTACGAAGCTGTCAGAGCTAAAGTGATTGCGACATGTCCAGAATTTACAAATTTTAGAATTGATAATGATATTCATCTTAGCCATATTTTAAGAACATTGGCGAGTCAGCGACAGAAAATCTTTAATTTCGGCCAATCATGGAGAAGTGATAACGAATTTATTATTGGACTTTTAGATTCTCCTTACGAGGCCGAGTGGAGGCTCGAAAAAGATAATTTCTCCTCTCAATCCCCCGAAACCTGGGAAGCGCTCGATAAGATGTTGGGTGTATGAAAGAACATTTTGAACTTCAAGAACTCATCGACTTTTTAGAAGCTACTCCGGAAGAATCCTGGCGATGTAACACAGTTCGATCAAAAGACGGTAAAACAAACTGCGTAATGGGTCATATTTACGCTTTCTGTGCTGGTGGATATGATCAAGATGGTGGTAGTGCTGGTTGGGATTTCTTCGAGGCGATGTGGGCAACCACGTTCATGATCTACCCGGTGAATGACGGGCAAGATCCCAAATACCCACAAACTACTCCTAAGCAACGATGCCTCGCGTATATCAAAGATCTGAGAGATGGTAAAGAGAAAAACACTCGTCAACTTATGACGGAGTATGAAGATAAAATGTCTAAAATCTATGAAACCGCCGAATATCTTTGAACGTCTCGAACAGTCCAGAAAGGCTAAAGTCGGGGAAGACGAATGCGAACACTCGTCAGAGGTCTGGTGCTCTAACTGTGTATGGCCGAAGGAACGGGTGAAAGATTTAACAGATTTTTCTAAATTTAAATTATGAATCTTGAGCAACAGGTCGTCAGTCTGGAATACGCCAAGAGATTGAAAGAGTTGGGTGTCAAACAAGAAAGCCTCCTCTTTTGGTGGGTAGATGGAATTAATAAACCTAAGGTCATTAGCGATGAACAAGTTTGTGCTCGCTATCCATGCTTTTGAACATAAAGTAGTAGAGGTCAGGACGAATGCTGAAGCGCAAGGAAAAATGAATGATCTCGAACAGTGCGGATGGGAACTTGTGACAGTAGCAGAAAGCGCTTATGCATTTGATCTATTCTTCAAACGCCCGGTATGAGCCAAGAAAAGATAGTAATCATGGCTGAGGACGTACACTCTCGTTTAGATCCATGGTACCAAAAAGAAAAAGAAGATGATGATGGTAGACCTGAAATTATTTTCATTTCCCCAATGCTAATACCTTTTCAATTAAAAGCAGCTGGTGGACATGGAAAATTACGACAGAATCTCCATACAAAAAATTACGAATTTTTCTACTTATGACCCCCACAAACCAACAAGGTGAACAGAAAAGATTAGTTTCAGATTGTTGCAATGCTCCAATTACTCTGGATACAAGCAAACATCTGCTATATTGCTGTGCTAAATGTAAAAACACTATAGGGGATGACCCAGTAGATGACCCAGTAAAAGATTTGCTCAAACTACTTTACATGCGTCGAATCAACACTGGGGCGTTACTTAATGATTATCGAAGATTACACCCGAAGAACTCGAAGAAGGATACCGCTGAAACTTCATTTTACGAAGGTAAGATAGAGGCCTACGAACGATGTTTGCAAACGATTCTAGAGATATTTGAGATAAAAGAGATGCCGATAATAGAAGCGATCTCTTTAAGAGAGAATCCTGAAACTTAAGTATGACCCCACAAACATTTTCACTCGAACTTTGCCAAAATCTCTCCTCTCTCGCCCCAGGGTTTGAGGGGCATTAAACTTGAATTTTATGGAAAAATTAGAACAAATCAAACTTGAACTAAAAGCTTTAGTTGGAAATCACGATTTGAATAATGTTATCGATGAAAAAATAGATGATACATGGCAATATTCTCAAAATAAGTTAAATAGTGAGTGGTACGCTCGAGAAAAAAAATACTTTGAGAACTTAAGGCAGCAGCTCTCGTTAGAAGAAAAACAACGAATGGAAAAAAGTCATGTTTGGATTCAGAATGAGGATGAAACTCAGGATCGAGAATGTACTTTTTGTGGTTTAGATGAGCAAGGGATGTCCTTAAAGCCCCGATTTTGTAATGTGGAAAAATTATGAGAATTATTCTAAAAATTCCAAATAAAATTACTAAAAAACCAAAAAAATTAACCCAACATCAAAAAGAATGTAAATGGTGTCGAGATTTTAAAGGATTTATGGATTCAATTAAATTCGCAAATTCATTTCACGAATAATCTAGAGGTGGTGCCTTTTGCTGATGGGGCATCACCATCTAAAACAATTATGTCAAATTTTTCTATTGAATTAAGTTTAAAGTTATCGGGGTTAATTCCTGGATTTCGAGAACACTATTGGCATGTTGAAGATGAAAATGAAAACTTATTAGTATTATGTGAGGAAGATATGGATTGGCAAAAATCTGAGATGTCAATTACTTATAAAAAAATCTGTCCCGCCTGGCAAGTGGAGGATGTGTTGAGGAATTTGTTAGTAATTCTAGAAAAAATCGAAAATGACACTGAAGAATGGATACCAGCTAAACGCGTAAGGGAGGAGATAACATTTTCTCTTGTTGAATATTCCGACACCGCTTATCAAAAAATCGAGGAGTATCTTTGGACAGTGTTAGGAGGTCCAGAAGCCCCGTTTACTCAGAAAGAGCAGAGCACTATAGCAGAGTTTGGAGAATTCGAGGGAAGAAAAATAATCGCTGAAAGTCGGGCTATCGCGGAGCATTGTAAACGTAGAAATATTACCAAGCATGGAGTTAATGTCGATGGCTCATGCAACATGGGTTGCTGTTAAATCGAGGAGTATTTGTGGACTATTCTTAAATAAAATTTATGTACAACGAATTTAAAAATATCATTGGTCGAAAAATAAAACGCATTTTCATGGACGAAAATAATCTCGTGTTTGAGACTGATAATGGTAAATTCGCATATTGGGTAGACGGTGATTGTTGCTCGCATAGTTACTTCCATGACTTCGTCGGCGTTAAGAAATTGTTAGAAAACGGACCGATTAGAAGTGTGGAAGCAATTCATCTTGAAGTTGGAAAGAATGAAATAAAAGATGATGGAGACGATTGTATAGAATGTTATGGTTACCGTTTCACCACTGAAAATCCACAATTTGGAGAACAAAGCTCAGTCATGTCATTTCGCAATAGCAGTAATGGGTACTATGGTGGATCGTTAGAAGAATCTGAGACAACCCCTGATAACGTACCAGAGATTTTTGACGACTATTTCAACGTTTAAACGAATGTACCACCCGTAAGGAGCCCCTATGATCCTGCCGTTCGTACCCAAGCTGAACTGTCCATCCTGTAAACGCGAGCAGCCGTTCATCGTCATCATGGGCGAAGAACGCTGGGGGTTACATGGCTATGAGCACAAGATGCGCTGTACGGAGTGTACGAAGATATTCTTCGTGAGTCTCAAGATCATGTCCCAGTTCAAGACGCCGATTGAACTCTCTGAAGAGCTGGGACGCCGGACATTGAGCCCTGATGGGACGTGTTAATTAACGGTTGGTAGATACCCTAAACTACCTTTTTAAACTATGGAGGACATCTTAGAATCACAAGTCAAAAAACCCTGTTACGAACACCTTGAAGAACTGGAAAACCAAGGTAAACTCGTCTTTGTGCGCAATAACACGTTTAAGGGCGTTGTCGTGCGTCCTGGAGGCTCTAGGGGCTATTTAAACACGGGTCGTACCGGTTCTCCTGATTGCTTCGTATTTTGCCAAGATAAGCGCTCGGGAGAGCCGGTAACGCTGCATATTGAGTATAAACGCCCCGTAGGCGGCAAGCTCTCCCCCGATCAGATCAAATGGCGTGATGTCGTGGTACAATGGGGGCATGATTGGTATGAGATACGGGATGTTGAGGAGCTTAAATTAGTTTTGAGCAAATATGTTTGAAGCAATCCTAGGCGCAGTTTTCATCATTGGATTGTTTGTTTTTACGGTGTATGGGTTGCCGAAGCTTGGGTTTAGGGTGCAGGGGAAGAAGTTTGATAAAATCTAGACCTATACACAGGTGCTACTAGGACGGTGTTGACATTTCTGGTATACTGGAGTAAGAATCATCAACAAATCAAAAACCGGTGCCGAGCAAAGCAACCGGTTAATGAGAGGCCATCCTTACTGGGTGGCTTTCTGCGTTTTCCGACAACCCGGTTTCCCGCAGTTGATCGGCCAGCAATTATACCCGTATTCCCAAGCGTCTAAGATGCGCTTGTGATCACGAGTACGATGATATCTAACGCAGCACATAACGTGTGGCGTTAATTCTAGTTGGCACCTCCTTTTCATCTCAGCTACAACTCAAACCTACGATCTGAACGCCAAGTATTCAATCGACTTACGATCGGTCAAATGAAAAACCCGTGCCAAGTCTTGACGTAGGGCGAACACCCTTGCGGGAATACGCCGTAGGCGTATGGACTTTTTAGTTTCCTACGCCAAGACTCGAAACAGGTTTGTGGCTGTTTGGTGTCCGCAATGACGGTGGTCCAGACCGTATTTGTGTCTATCATTTTATCAAGCCTCCGTCAGGTAGACAAGTGTGGATAAAAAAACAGGCTTTACGCTTTTAGTTATGCACAAAAAATTGACTTTCTCTACGAAAACAATCTAAAATTAGGAGATAACTTTAATCTCCCTAAAGAATTCTATGTTTAAAAAGATACTTGCTATTGCGATCGTAGGTTTATTGGTACCCAGCATATCACAAGCGGCGAGTTTTGAAAACAACCTGACCTACGGTGCGAAGAACAACGACGATGTTCGTGAGCTTCAGGAGTTCTTGAAAGACCAGAAGCTTTTCACCGGTCCGATTACCGGTAATTATTTTTCTCTCACCCGTTCGGCCGTTATTCGATTCCAGCAGAAAAACGGTGTGAAGCCTGCTAATGGACAGTTCACTACGTCATCGCGTGAGATTGCGCAGAAACTTCTTGATCCGGAACAGGATGTTACCGAACCAATCAGTGAACCTTCGACGTATCTTGATTACCCTATCGGGACCACGTTGCAATCCTCTGCTCCGGTAGTTGGTGGCCAGACTTTCGACCAAACCTTGAACACGCAGACGACCCCGACGGTTATCTACTATCCGGTATTTGTTCCGCAGGAAACTACGGTGATTACATCGACTGTTGAGGTGAGTTCTACGCCGGTTGTTGAGGCTCCGAAGGATATGGTGGCGCCGAAGTTGCTTTACCAGGGCTGGACTAGCTATCGTAGCAATGGAACATCTTGGAGTAGAAGTTTGGTGCCAGGAACCCCTGCCCCGACATACGGAAACATGAATAATTCTTGCGCTAATTGTGTGGTAGTGGTGACTGACGAACCTACTATTATCAATCTTGAATACATTCAACTTCAGAAAACTACTACTAGCGCAGATCCGTCACGTCGTTACGAAGTAGCACTTGATAATCAGAATGTACCAATTGCCGCAGGACCGGTTCAAACATGGAATGACGGCGGAAGATTATCAAATACCCACATATTTATTACGAAACCTTTATTTGCCGGATCTACGTCAACCATATACACCTATCGATGCTCTTTAACTGATACATCTGGAAACATCTACAAAGAACGTTTTACAGGTAGTTATCAAGTCGAAATACCTTGGTCAAATGGTCGTTTTATTGAATACATATCTGATGAAGACCCAAATAGCCCTTCGCAATTCTATACGGTTATAGACGATGTTAGAACTAATTACTAATTCATTAAGACCCTCAGCGATGGGGGTTTTGTTGTATGGACTATATTTTGTTTGTAATAATATTTTTTGTTATCGGTTGGTTAATCAATGAAATACATGCTTATTTTCGTGATATAAAAAGGATGATCTCAAATATCGAAAAAAAGATACCCAACCAGAGCTCTGTGGATAACTAGTCTTGTCTACCACCTAGAACAATGATAAAACTGTACTAGCTAGGCTGTAATTAGCCAAGCGGAAGCTACATGGTTTAAATCACTACAGTTCCAAAACTGTTTAAGGAAACTGTATGTGATTGGATCTTCGGATCCGTCCATGCAGCTTCCCTAGACAGTTTTTTCGTTAGAACCTAATACTGGTGAGATCGGTAGGCGGACCGTACAGCCCCTCACTGGATGCCTTTAAATGCACGGATAAAAGGTTTTGCGTGCGGTTACGCTAAATAATAACCGCTGTCGTAAGCACACCTTTATCGTTTACTACTTTACGCTGAATACCTGTGGAGTAGTAAAGAGTACCCCGGCCCTCTGTTGCAGGTTGTCGGTGAGAGCACGGGTAAGAACTGCTCGTCCGGGAGACAACGGACTTGAATACCGTTTTGACAATATAACTTGGCCATTTCCAAGAATCCTTGCAGAGAGGTGCCTTTTTAAACGTAACAGGCTTTAGGTAACTTATTGTCGAAGCACAGAGCGAAGCGAATAAAACATCTACAGTATATTGCGGGGAAAATTTTGCAAATTTTAAAACGGCCGTAAAGCCGTTTTAAGTTTTTCTATTTTCTATCGAAGCTTTGAGACAAGTACAGATTTTTTGCTGCCTTGCCGATTTTGGGCAACAAATTAGGTTCTTTCGTGGATGCCTTATACAGTCCTTGTGCAAGCCTGGTCTGTAAAGCCGGTGATTTAAGACCTCGCGATAAGGCTGCTCCTGCAACACCAGTCAATACGCTCTTAGGACTAATTCCATCACCTTGTAAAGCGCTCCCCAAACCGAGAGCCGCGCCAACTCCAAGGTCACCTATTCCAAGCATTCGCTGACGCTCTGCCGTAGATATTGTTTTCTCGAGCGATTTCTCGGCCCCAAGAAGATTTGCATAGCGCCCATTTACTTTCTTTATACCAGGGACTGCTTTTTCAATCGCGTCATTAATATTCCGGTATACCTTGACTCTAACCTGGTTAGCATCGTCGTCAAAAGCTTGACCGGTCCATTTCGAGGCATCGCCAATCCCCCGTTTTATTTGTGCAGCTTCCTTCGGAGTAACAACTAAATTTTTGGGAGCACCAGCGACCAATCGGCCATCTTGTACGGTAAATTGCTTTGTGAGGCCATCCTTAATTCCTTGAAGTCTGGAATATAAACCCTGTTCCCCGCCTTCTACGGCAGATTGCATAGCGTCGTCGATAGGCTTGAGAAGCGGGGCGATATCTATGGTTTTCCCGCTATTCAATACTGAACCTTCTGCGGACGTAAGGAGACGATCGATCTCTTGTCCAACCTCTTTTTTACGAGAAGATATTTTATCGAGCAAAGCTTCTTTAGTATTAGCTGTTATTCCCTCATTCACAACCGCTGCTCCCGGATTTCTACCAAAATTAAATTCTTTTATATTTGGTTTTAAGATTCTATTTATCATCCTCGGTGCAATATTTTCAGCTGTGTACTTCTTTGCTTTACTCAGAATCCCATTAGCTGCAGAACCGGCTAACGGTAAAGCGGCTGAAACCGCAGCGTTTTTGAGAGCATCTTCACCAGAACCTCCCTGCATTAAAGTCTGGCCGCCCGAAGTGATAGCTTCCGTCCCAGCACGCGCCAACAAACCAGCACCTTTCTGAAGGACAGACGGAGCTTTTGCTAAGAGTTTACTTCCCTGTGCTGCTTTCTCAACCTTGGCCGCTATCCCTGCAGGTGCAAAAAATTCTCCTAATTGCTCAAGACCGAAACCAATATCTTGCGTTGTATTTTCCGGAGTTCTCAGTTCTTTAGGTATAACCTGGCTCGCAGTTCCCGCCTGTGAAGTATCAATACCGACCTTATTGAGAATAGGATCAAATATCTTACTACCAAGATCGGATGTTCCGGTGAACGTATTCCAAGCACCTTTACTAGCGCCTAGTGCTAGATCGTTTACGGTACTCGCAGCTCTTTTAAGAATGCCCGGTTTAGCTTGCGGTTGCTGATTCGGGAGGGGCACTTCCCCGCCCTCATTGCCAAATTTACTCTTAAAGTCATTAACGATAGCTTCGACATCCTCTTTCGGAGCGTTCTGCGAAGCCATTTTAACTACAATTTGATCCAGCTGACCTCTTCGTTGTTCTGATAATGGCATATGGTTTATTCGTAAGATATACCGTATTTATTTTTCGCCGCATCTACAGCTGATTTAGACGGAGCAGAATTTGTTTTGCTGGTCGATGAGCCAGAGGCGCCTTTAAGATTGTTAACTAAATCTTGTAGTGTTTTCTGGAATTCTCCTTCGCTCTGATTGCGGTTTAATTTTGTGGACGCCTCTGCTAAAAGCTTGCGTTCGGAATCCGAAACAGCCCCCTGCCCTTTCAACAGTTTTATATTATCGAGGGAGAGCAATGATTTTAGGTTATCGTATTGATTAACAAAATCTTGAGATTCTGTTCCAGGAATAACGGGTAAGATAGAGCTTTTCCCGACCGCGTAGTTGTTACCGCTATTAAAAGAATCTAAAAGATCCTGAGCAGATTTAAGCGCAGTATTTTTTAACTCATTGTTAGAGTTTGAGTTTCCGCTACCATTCGCTAGGGCGACTGATACGGCGTTTTTCAATTTAGCGGGAACACTCGTGATTTTTGCTGCACCACTTTGAATATTTTTTACCCACGATTCAACTTCAGGATTTGAAGAAATTTTTGAACCGCTGCTCGATCCGGAACCAGTGTAACTTACCCCAGAAGATGGTCGGCTACCTCCATTTACCACATTCCATTTTCCGCTTTGCGGATCATATTGGAGGAGTTGTTTATTTACCACTTGGGTGATCGGTTTTGAATCATCGGCTTTTTTTGGAGCAGAAAATACGGTTTCGTATTCACCGGTATCAGGATTAAGTCGTACCAGATTAGTGCCTGCCGTAACTTCATTCGGTTTATATTGCGACTGGAAATCTTTTATCTGATTTTGTGCGGTATCGATTTGATATTTGCTAGCGTCAGCACTGGCTTGACGTTGAGCCTGCAAACGAGCTAGCTGTGTTTGTAGCGGCTCTGCTTCAGCACCCAAAGCTTGGGCCTGAGCTGCCGCTTGTCTCTGTAGGGCGGCCTGTTGTCCGGTCTGAAATTCAAGAGCGATAGGTTTAGACTGAATATTAGCAAGACCTAACGCAGCCGAAGCATTTAAATTTCTCAATTGATTTTGGATAGCATCGGCTTGAGACTGGGTATCAGTTTCCTGCTGTGACGGCTTCAAAAAGTCGGCATAGCTAGTCTGAAAACCATTTAGTTTATCCTGTAATGCTTTAAGTTGCGTAAGGTACGGATTCTCTGGTTTGGTTACCTGTTGTGGCCCTTGGTTTTGTTGATTCTGATTATTATTTTGGTTATTTTGGTTGTTGTTTGTGATAACCGAGTTTGGTTTTGGAAGGATAGAAGCACCAGAGCCTGTCGCATAAGAGGTCCCAATAGGTATATCAGCTGGTTTCCCCATTGCAGCAGCAGTTCTTCCCTGGATTTGAGGGCTTCCTCCCGCAATCGCGCCGCTCGTCATCGGTTTTAAAAATCCGCTATTTATTCCGGCCATAGCACCGCTTGCTCGAGCTGTTCCCGGCTGACCTGCTACAGCACCGGTCAGAAGACCGTTTCCAATTTTTGGTAACAACGTTTGAATTGCCATAAAAAAACCTGGCTTAAAAATTATGTGCCAAGTTTTTTAAGCTTATATGATGGTTAGTTCGACGACGACGGTAACGTTATTTACTGCAGTTAATGTACCAGAATCTTTCATGCATAGTCTATCCCCTGCTGCTAAGCGTTTGTCCGGAATTCCACTCGTTAGGATGCTTACGATAGTCCCGGTTTGGACGGTGTTTGCAGTAGCTTTGAGCGATAACGCAGTAGTTAGTAGCTCCTTACCCGAATCAGGCGCAGTCGTTCCGGTTAGTTTCTCAAGCGTTACGGTAACTGTACCAGCATCAGACCCGGCGGTTTGGTGAACTTCTTTGAACCCTGATACGTAGCACGGCATTGGGACGATGTAGAACGTCCCATAATTACCTGCCGTAGCCGCCGCCGTACCTTGAATCGTGTGATGGACGTATATTTTCCTCTGTTTTATGTCTTGGAAGTTGATTTGCGGAGCATCTACCCCGTTATGACGATGATCGGCTACCACGTACGGGGGTTGCTGTATTGACCCCGGAATGGTCTGCCCTGACATGTTTTGGTCTTCCATATTTTTATATGTGGCGTAAGATCCAAAGAAAAAGCCCGAATCCGGCCAATTTTAATGCCCCATAGACAGCAAAACGGGCGATATGACCCCATGTCATATCTTGTGTTTGTTCGTGTGTTTCGTTGACAGTTTCCATAAAATAATCTATATTATTTTTAGTTGTCTTCTTCATAAAAATAGAGTTTAAATACCCCTGAGGAGTTGGCGCTCCTATGACGGGGTATTTTGTTTTAATAAATTATCTAAGTTTTAAAGCAAGCAATCCCATCGTACCGGCAGCATCAGAAAGTTCTATCTTGAATTGAATGTGCGTACTTCCGGTCGAAGAGAAGTTGCCAGCGTATGTCTGCACGGCCCCGAGCGTAGAAAAATCATACGTTCCGATGAGTGTGTACGAATCGGTCAGGTTCGTCCGATATGACAGTCGTATGCCTTGCGTAGCCGCGAGTTTATTTGAGAAGGTTATGGATAATTCTTGAAGCTGTCTTACGTCTTGAGGGGTACCGATCTCGTAGAGTTGAGTTTCGACGTATGCTTCATAGTTTGAATAGTAGGTATAAGCCTGGCCGGGACCACTAAGACGGTTATTATCTACTCCAAACGTACTGGCATCCTGCCAGCCAACGTAATACATGCCGCTTTGTTTAGGCACGAAGAGAGCGTTAATGGTTACGCTGGCATAGTAGTTACCTGTCGATATGCCGTTTTCCATGACTAAGGCACCGGTTTTCAAGTCGTAGCTATATACCCCATTGGGGCCGGTAAGCGCCGCCCCCGCCTGAGAAACGGCGAACAATAGCCTACCTTTATAAGCAGCTGCAGCACCGATAGATACGTTTGATAAACTTGTACCAAGCCATGACTGCGGAAATACCTCTTCTTCCACCATATAACTTCCATTAGTCTTATAGATTTTTAAGACATCCGTCGCGAATAAATACAAAGTATTGTTGTAAGTGACGAACGCGCTTACTGCATTAGGAACTCTGAGTGGGAGATTGAAGGTTGGTGAACTACGATCCCAAGGAAATACATATGAATTAACTTGATCTGCTCCGAGCACCATTAAGTTCACCCCAAGCTCTTCAAGACGTGAACTAATGATATTTTCCGGCAAAGTAAGCGCGGTCGCATTTTGCGAATACGTACTACCAGTTCCAGGAGCAAAATCGGACCCGGCAGTTTCCTGAACGCTGCCGACGAATCTTTTGTTAGCGAAGTATAATATGTCGTCCTGCCCCCAAATAGCATGATGCGAGTTGGTCGATTGCAAACCTGAGAACCATGTGTTATTTGACCAGGTACTGGTTTTAGTTACTGCGTAAGAAGTTGCCGTAACATCTACGACGGTTGAACCAAAAGCGAATATATAATCTTTCCAGATTACCAATCCGTTTCCTGTTCCTGAAGCGGTATTTCCGGCCAACCAATACCAGTTAGCGTTATTGACGTCAGCTGGAGTGATCGTCGTGTACCAAATTCTATTATTATTATCCTGTGCGTAGACTTTCGAGGAATCCGCCGGATCGCTCGCAAAATGTAAAATACGGCCGATAGTGGTAACAGCTGCCGTTATAGTTCCGCTACCAGCAGTAGTAATATCTAACGGAGTATTCGAAAGAGCATTTGCGAGCGAATTGGCAATCTTAAATGTTGTTGCCGTCAAATTAATAACGTAACTACGATCGTTAGTACTTAATGGTGAAGGAAGAGATCCAGTACTTGAAATAACTATAGTAGTGCCCGTACGCATGTTATGAGCAACGGAGGACGTCCAGATATCAGTTGATGTATCGACAGTAAGCGTAAGGTTCGATATAGGAGATACGCTATTGCATGATTGTAACTTGGCATTGCTTTTCAACGCTCCCACCTGCGAATACAAGTCAACATTACGCATGTCTCCAAAACCAACTAACGGACTTTCCGCAATCCCCTGTTGCCAATTATTAATTACAAGTTCTTTCGGCATACTAGGCGGTAATATACAGGTTAGGATTGTCGATCGATTCGGCGTCACGTTCATCGGCTAGAACATTGCTCGTCGTCTTGTTGGCATAACTACGCAAAGCTTTCAAACCATCGTCCCAGAGGTTACGGAACTGCACGATCCTGTTATCAGATCGATCAGTGTTTTTATACGTGTAGTACATCATCAGCGCGTAATAGAGCGGTAAGTCCTGGTACGGTTCCGGTAACGGAGACATTTCACCAATCGTGTACGCTAAGCTACTTCCCGTAGTCCCCTGGAAGGTCTTTTCAAGCGTAATGCTCGTCGCGCTCGTATAAGCGGAAATTTTGTACCAATAACCATCGACCGTCGGCTGTAAATATCGTCCAACCATGGCGGCAGTGAACGTCGTACCCGATCCGGTAACCGTCGCACTGCCGTTCGTAAGCGAAATCGTCCCAGTCGTATAATCAGCGTTAGCGAGATCTTTAAAACCCATCTTATAATTGAACGTGAACGTGTTGCCGTTACTCGATGGTTTAGGGAAGAAATAAATTTGTCCGGCGTCGATGAAGTACCACTGCTGATAATTCGAGGTGAAGTTCGTCGTCAATTGTAACTTGTCCCAGAAATCACGGTTTGGAACTTCCCGGATCGGGTATTTATAACTACCAATAGTGACTGTAACGGAGTTCATCTTTTCGTAGTTGTACGGCAAGGTATAATTCTGTTGGTTAGCTACCGTCGTAGCCGTCGATGTTGCTTCGAGAAAATACCAATCCATGGACATGCCGATAATCTTTTTGATCGCGTCGTTGATCATCAAATCACCGAAGGTGTAGTTTTCGGTGTTGGTATTACTAGTCATTGTGGTGAACGTGTTTCTGAGTGAGGTATATGATCGCATAAACTTAGCACCGCTTAGGTGAATGAGGTGCCAAGTTTAATTTTTTTTAAACGAAGTTGAGGAGAAACGCCGGATTCGCTGTCGATGCAAGAGTCCCGTTGATAGTCATTTTTACGTCATTAGTTTGCCAGAATGTATCCGGATCAATATTCGACGCCGAAGAACGATAAATCTGGTAATTATTCTTTGCGGTATCGTATTGAATTTGCGGATACCCGACGGCTAAGTTGGTCGTTACAGCCATATAGATCCAGTACGTAGTGCCGGAATTGATCTGTGACGCACCGCTCCAAGTGATAGTATTGTTACCGGAGGTAAGGCTTACACTGGTCGCTGTCGCGTAGGTAGTTGAAGCTGCGGTCCTATTCGCCCGAATGTAAAAGTTACAAACCGGTGAACCGCTCACGCCCTGCAACGATAGAACCATGTTGGTAGGAGTGCCGCTGGCGGTGGGCACAAACTGCCAGGCGTAGTTGTCTGTCGCATCATTATCGTTAAAATTCGAGAAATTATTTTGGGTTGTCTGGGCGTAAAGTACTGCCATACTAGATGTTCTGCCCAATGACAAACCCATCGTACGTTCCTGATCCCGTACGAATGAACCCGAACACGTCACGTTTTGACGCGGTAGTCGTCAATGTTGGAGGAGAACCACCGGCCCAGCGGATCGTAGTGAACCACGTTACCGTTCTTGATCCGGTTCCATCTTGAAGAATAGAAACGAGGAAAATCTGGTTATTCGTATCGTTAGATAACGCGATCGTGATGTTACCCGCAGGCATCGTGATGTAATGCTGATCGCCAAGCGATAAATCGAGCGTAGCCGTACCTGCCGCAGACGGGGTATAGGTCTGTGCAGTTTGGTTGCGCGCATTTATGACCGGTTTAGCAATCGTTGGATTTGTGCCAAAAACGGCCGCGCCTGAGCCGGTTTCATCAGTTAATGCCGATGCCAAATTAGCGCTCGAAGGCGTTGCAAGAAACGTCGCCACTCCGGTTCCGAGACCAGATAAACTACCTGCCGGGTAAGCCGTACAATTGCTTAGATTGCCCGAAGAAGGCGTGCCCAAGACCGGTGTGGTCAGAGTTGGTGAGGTAAGTGTCTTGTTAGTGAGAGTATCGGTAGTCGTACGCCCCACATACGTATCAGTCCCCTGGAATGTGATGGTCGTACCATCAGTACCGGCTAACGAGAGTGAATTCGAAGCAGTAAACGTTTTGCCGTCAGCAACAGCGAGTGTCGAGGACGTAGCTGGTGCTGTGATTGCCATCTTATTGATCGATGTCGCAGTAGCTACGCCAAGTGTCGGCGTGGTAAGCGTCGGAGAAGTTAGAGTTTTGTTCGTAAGCGTCTGAGTGGCATCGGTACCGACGATCGTCGTGTTCGCATCCGGAACAGTGAGCGTCCTTGTCGTTGCCGTCGTAATACCGGAAGCTTGGAATTTTACCTTCTTAGTCGCGTCGCCATCATCGGAAACGATAAAATTAGCATCAGTGACCGTAAGATTCGTACCGTCAGATATGGCCCCAGAAATTCCGCCTAACGCACCGCCATTGTTGTACTGCACCTGCGTACTCGAGCCACCGGCCGAAGATCCCCCACTTGCAGCGATGGTTACGTCAACCCGGTCACTTCCTGAGTTATCGGATACCGTCAACGTAATATTCGAACCTTCGATAAGGTTCAATTCTTGCCGAGTTCCGACGAGTGTTCCGTTTTTATCAACCTTAATCTTTTGCGTTGAGCTGTTATTCGTGATCGTCGCGGTACCAGTTACCTTGAGCGCACCGGAAGAATTGGTTTGCAAACGCCGGGGTTCGCCAGTCGTTTCATCAACGCCCAGCAATGTTTTGTGAAAATTATTATCAATTTTTGCGTTTTGGACAGCCATAAACTTAGCTTAAATTAGGGCCAAGTTTATGTTGTGAAGTTATTTTAAGAAACGATTAAATTAGTCGTATCAATAATCAGCCAACCGTTACTATCGGTGTTTAATGGCAGGATGGCGTTGCTTGGGTTTTCAGCAAGAGAAACATACGTCCGATTGTTATCAATCTTCGGTGCAGTCGAACCAGAAAACGAACCATCCATAACAAACTCAATCAACAGTTCCCCCGCCGCGGACGCTTTCACAATAGCAGCCAGACCGTTTGGGTCTTCGGCAAGCATGACGTACGTTCTGTTATCATCAATTTTTGACATAGTTCGTTCGTGCTAATTTTATATTTACTTCTTCACGCAATTTCTCGAGTTCTCTGATTCTTTCGTCGATGATTATGCGTTCAGATCTCGTACGTTCCAGAATGATGGTGTTTTCTGTTTTTTGTTTTTTCAGTTCGTTCATCTGCTGTTCGCAATCTTGGCTGATCTGTTCTTGGTATTCCTGAGCTTCAGAAAGTTTTCGATACGATTGCTCGAGTGTCTCTTTACTGGCCTTTTCTGCGTCTTCAATTGCACGCATACGCTGTGTTAAGGTTTCTTTTTCAACTTCCAGCCGCTTACTGTCCTCAACAAGTTTTTCTTCTCGTAACGTGATTGATCTGTTAAACACGTTGTTTTTTTCTTCACGTTCAATGAGTTCTTTTTCTCTTAAGGCGAGCTGTTCCCGGTAACTATCAAGAGGTCTTTTTGCTTCACGTTTACGTTCCTCTAACACCGCCAGTTCGTTAAGAAGTTCAGTTTCTCTCTGTTTATATTCCGAACAGATCTTGTTCAATTCTTGGGCTATGAAGACCTTTTTCTTGTGAAATTCATCTTCAGCTAAGGTTATTTTCTTCTGTATTGACAACAAGCGTTCCGTGAGCTCCTCAATCTGCTTAACTTCAATATCGACTTTACTCTGTTGTAAAAATGATACTTCGTTAGGCTTGAGGAGACGCATATAATTAGAATTTGTTTTTTTTCGCTGCTAGCCAACTTACTGCGGCTTCAATCAACATCTTCAACCCCGCGCGCAATGCCGTGATAATAAGTGCGACGGCGGCACCATTTTCAAGTGATTCTAAATTCAATGTATTGATTTGAGCGGCTACCGTAAGAGAAAATCCCGTTAAGAACGTAATCAATGAACTCAACGCATAATGTTTAATAACAGGCATTTTTTCATGTAATTTAACGTAAAATTCATTCATAGAATTATTGATTAGCGATAGTAATTTTTTTTGTCATATCAATCTCACGCGACCACTCATCAACGAGCTTAGCTTTTGAGTATTCTCCGCTTACTGTTTGGAACACATCGCCGTTTTCGTAGTAGATCATCTTGTCAGTGGCTTTGTGATATGCCGCAATTCCGACCTGGCCTTTCTTCTTCTCGAAATACGGGAAATATGGGATGTTTGGCTTGTCGCCTTTAATCGTCACAACGATCAGTTTCGCCCACACCGGATTGACGTTAAACTCACGTTCATCCCGAAAAAACGGCGGGTACGTATCGAACATGGTCGCTTTTGTACCGTTCGCATAAAGATTCAAGAACGCATGCGTGTTATTAGCGATTTGGATCGCTCCGTATTTAAGATTCTGCTGCAATACTGGGACGACTGCGTCCGCTCCACCGTTTGATCCCATGATCAGCCAGTAATGCCATACTTGGAAATATTCGTTCCATTCCTGACCGATTTTTAACTGACTCTCCGGCGTCGGGGCATAGTAACTGTCCCAGGTGAATTTCTCCCAGTCATAGAATCGTCCGGGGGCGTACCCGATTTTACGACCGGTTTCTGCAACACGATCCATAGAATTTCCCTGGGGCGTAGTACCGGATTCTTTGGCAAGCATCTGTTCATCGACGTTCATTTCATTTTTATCATTCAAAAAACCTCTAGTACGGAGAAACTTTTCATGTCCGAGCGGCAATTTATCTTCAACTAACAAAGCTTTTACATCAGTTTCGACTGCGCTACCGTTACTTTGCGAGACGCAACTCATGGAGTCATATAACTGCCCGAGTGTCGGGCGTGGGTTGCTCTGGCGCTCTTCCGGTGGGCGATATTTGCGCAGATCCGCATCCTCAGCAATAACAACACGCTCATATTCCCGTTTCGGATCACCGATAACGTACGCGCCCTGCAGGACTTCATGGATGACACCGGTATTTTTAACAGGAAAATCCATACGATTATTTTTTCTTTTTACCTCCGATACGGGTGGGCGGATTCGGATACGTTTTCGGCTGTGAAGTCCCCGCAGTACCACCGCTCACTGCACCGCTCGTCAAACCAACATATCCGATCTTCTTAGGCTGTTTTTTCTTAGTCATATTATTTCGAATTTAAGATATTCGTTATTAACGATTGCTGTTTTTCAACGGCATCGATACGTTGATTCAGCTTGAACGATTCAATTTTAATCTCGTACACCGTGGAATCGAATAGCTTGACATTGCTATTCGTATCTTTAACTTCTGACCACACAATTCCAAGGAGAGCAGTCAAATACCCGAGCACGCTAGCACTAATGGCGATATACGCCTTCCAAGGAACCCGTTTGTTTATCAGGGTCTTGATCGTATCGAGATTGTCTTCGATCTTTACGAATTCTTTTCTCGTCTCCTCAGACATTTTCTTGTGCTCGAAATAGCCATTTTTTTGTAGCTCGCTCACCAGCGTATCAAGGGCATCTGTTTGCATATCGTTACACTGACAGGAATTTAAAATTCAGTGTTCCGTCAGCTGAGTCGCGGACGATATAGATGCTTTGCATGCCAGCGCAAGGGAACGTCTCAGTAGCGTTGGCCGCAATGACGTCATACGTCGTAGCCGACGAAGACTCAGATACTCGTAAGGCGGTGGAAGGTTTCAGAACAACCTGAACTGCGCGATCTGGTACAGTGAGAGTAATGATCGAGCTTGAATACGCCAACGGAGAAGTTTTCGGGGAAGCCGTCGCATCAGCGGTCGAAAAACTATTCGCTACTTGAATGGCGTTTCTCGAGGCATCAACTGGTAAGTTGGCAGTTATGAAGACGCCCGAATTTTTGCTCATACACCATCATTTAAACCGGCGAATTTCTCATCGTCGGATTTTTTAAGTTTCGGACAACCGGTTTTATGTCTGACACCTTTGCTGTCGCACGTGTCGCAGAATTTTTTTACATCGCTAACTATTTTCTTTTCCGGGGCAAGTTCTGGTTTTTCTTCGTTGTTAAGCAATTCAATTTCAAGTTTTTCAGGGGATGGCGCTTCAACGGCATTGGTTCCGAGCGTTTTCGAAACATACTGAGGGCGAGAGAAGTGGTTCACCGTGAGACCAATTTTCTGTAATTCACGGTCAACTAGATGTTTCGCGAAATGCTCAGCTAAATAACTCGGAAGGAGCATAGAGCTGCCTTTCTTGAAATCATACGGCTCGTTATTCCACGTATGGGAAAAATCTTCGTTGGTCCAGTTAGTAAACAAGATTGCATTCATATTTTTTTCTTAACCGTGGGTGAGTCGGTTTTAATAGCACCCGAGCGGGGGTGTTTGTGGCACACCCCCAAAGCCTTTGAATTCCTAGCGAAGCGTGAGCACTACCGGACCGTATTCAGTCGTAGCGATACCGGACATAGCGACGCCGACAGCAGCCTGGACGCCAGCAAGGGCCTCGACAGCACCAGCGGTACCATTCGAAGCGACAAGCGAGGTGCCGACAGTTACCGCGCCATCAGCCAGCAAGCACGCCGGACCACCGACCTGGAGCCAACCGTACTGGGCGTTGGTTACCGGATACACGGCAGCACCGACCGGAGCAGCCGTAGCGGTCGTCGGATTAACGATAACAGCGCTAAACGGGTTAGCCACAAGGTCAACACGAGAAGACGTGGTAAGAGCAACCTGAATCGGATCTTCAAGCGTCAAAACAAGTGTTGCGTTACCGGAAGCGGCCGGATGGCTTTTAATCTTGTACTGATAGCCCTGGCCGGGGGTAACGGTTACCATCACCCATCCTTCAGCGTACTGGTTAGCCGTAGCAGCGGTGTTTCCGAGCGTAACGGTCAACGTCGTATCACCGATCGAAGCAGCCGTCGGGGTGAGATTTTCATGGTTCGTCACTTCAACCGGAGCTTGGTAGAGCTTACCGGGGACAAGAGACGTGCCACCGACCTTGCAATAACGGAACGAGCGACCATCCGGAGTAACAGCGCGTTCACCGAGTTTGTGCATCTGATTCGAGGTATTTGCCGTCAGATCGGCGGCGGTAATCATGAGATCACCAGTCAAGTAAGACATAGAGATATTGAGATTAAAGTATTAAGACGTAGCGAACGGAGTCGAAACAGTACCAGCGCCCTGCACAATTCCTTCGACTAACCAGAGCGTTGAACTAACGCAGGTAAAGCGAAGCCAGGTGCCAATAAGACCACCCGTTGCGTTCGAAGACGCAGCGGCCATGGTCACGGCGATATGCGTACTGCCGTTACCAACGAAACCGACGGTTGCGTTAGAGCTATCCGTGTCGATACTGATGAGCGAACCAGCTAAAAGCGTAGTACCTGCATCAGTGATGACCTTGTACGAATTCGAGGTAACAGAAGTCGTGACCAAGAAATCGAAGTACATGCCTGCGGCCGGAGCCGGAAGCGTAAAAACGATACCGGCAGCACGGTCCATGAGGACCGTTGAGCCGCTCTGAGCAGCCGTCAACGTAACCGTTGCGCCACTGCCCGATACGACGTTCGCTTTCTGCGTAATCGCACCGGAGAACGTGGCCGCACCCGTTACCGCGAGCGTTCCACCGACGACCATATTTTTATCGGTCGTCCATGCAGTTTGATATTTACCTACCGGGTCATAATCTTCCCATTTGTAAGCCATAAAATTATGGAATTAGATGACTTAAAACTAAACGGAAGTGATGTCGGTCAATTTGCCCTGGCGTTTCGGGTTAGTGCAGATGAAGTCACCGCCAAGATAGACATGGCCAATGATCGCGCCCTGGTTGGTCGGTTTGATCCAACCGCTCCACGAGAAGCCGAGACCAAGCTGTTTGTCATAGTCGTTACCTTCGATTTCGACCGGGCTGTATTTGATCGGACCGCCGAATTCCTTGGCGACCGGAACCGCGTACCACTGGATGAAATCTTCGTTCAAGAAGAACAAGGAACCAGAGGTACACTTTTCGTCAGCGATGATCGGGAAACCGCGGTAGTAGAAACCAGTCGCGCCCGTGCCGATCGAATAAGCGGCAGCGCCCGGTTCAGCCATCGAAGCACCCGGTTTACGCATCATCGATACGTCTTTCGCGATACGTTCCTGCGGTTGCAAGAGCTGTTCATAAAGAGCGAGCGTCGATTCATCCGTGATACCGATAGTCGGTTTCTGAGCACCGGAAGTGATCGAGTTGTAGAGCGTCGCCATTTTCGCGAGCGTCAACGTGCCGCCCGAAGCGGTGACCGTGGATTTGATCGTGGTGTAGGTCGAACGAGACAAACCACCGTAGGTGGAAACGCTCGTACCGTCGTCGACCATGGCGCCGAGACCAGTGAAGTCCTTGTTGCTGTTGCCAGTGCCGTCACCGTACAAGAGCGTGCCGATGTCGTCGGCCATATCCTGCGCGGAGGTCTGGACCTGCGTATCCATGAGGTTCAAAATCTGTTCGTCATTGTTCAGCGTGTTGACCGAGACTTCATCGAGCGGTAAGGAAACCGTGATCTGGTAGAACTTCGGATTGAACGCAAGGTTCACACGGTTATCAATCGCAGAGGTCGAGAACGTGTCGAAACCGGAAAACGAAGTACCGGTCGTGTTCTTCTGATATTTAAGAGGGAATTTCAACGTCTCACCGCGCCATTTCTTACCGGCGGAGATAAGACGCATTGCCAACGGGTTGGAGTTCAAAACGGTATCAACCAGTTTCGGCATGATGTATTGATTGGTAGTCGTTGTTACACGATTGCTAAAAGCCATACTTAATTAAGGAATGCACCCAATCCTTTCGCGCGCAGATCTTTCGGTGTTACGTAATCTTTGCTTTTAGGTTCAGCTCCGGGACGAGAACTCATGGTGGCGGCAGCGATCGATTTACGCCCTTGATTTTTCACGATGCTTTCAGACTGTTTTTTGAGCTCATAGAGCTCAAACCCCTTCTTAAAGTCGTAATTGCCTTGGTGGTCTACCGGACTGTAATCACGCATGAATTTAAGGAATTCATTGCGTTCGAACTGCTTGCCTTCGCTTTTAAGCTCGGTAAGCTGTCCTTCGATCCAGGTATTCCATTTCTGGCTTTCTTGGGCCTCGCGCTGCTGTTCACGTTTGAGTTCCTCCTTGATGTCGGCCATCATCTGTTTGCGCTCTTCTTGGGAGTGCGATTGATAGGCTGACCAGGCATCAGAGTTTTCGCCATATAAGGCGCTGAACCACTGAGGAATGGGTTGACGAGCTGATTGAGTGGCAACCGGCTGCGTCTTAAGACGCTCAATTTCTTCCTTCAACGGCAGAAGTTCATTCAGCGTTGACTGAAGCTTGTTCTTCTCCTCGATGAGCGCTTTAAAACGAGGATGTTTATGGAACGGTAAATTATCTTCGTTCTCAGCATTCACAGCTTGCGCTGTTTCGCCCTGAGACGATGGCGACTGTTCCACTTGGTTTTCTTCCGGTGACGATTCGGCAGAGTTTTCCATCTCTGGTGTCGTTTCTTCAACGACCGCGTCCATGGAGTTTTCGTCCATATAGATTGTTTGTGCCGGTATGGTGAATTCCGGCTAAGATAAGCACCAAAAACGCCCTACCTTTTGGAGGCAGGGCGTAAACCATTAGAATCTGAATAACTTGGCAGAAAATCAGACTCTTAGGGGTTTACGTACTACCTCTAAAAGTGTTTTTGCCAAGTTTTGTTGTTTTCTATCTCACGGTACCGTCATTCGGTTCGCGGGTGTTCTCGAAGATCTCTTCGCCTATTTCTTCACCGTATTGGCTTTTAAGATCCTCGAGTTCAGCTTTTCCTTTTTCGGTAAGTTTCTTTTCCATAATCTTAAATTTGTTTCATTGCTGCGAAAAATTCTTTTAAGGCTTCATCCCAGGTCATTTCTCCCTCTTCATATTCGTCAAGCATTTCGTCCAATAATCTGCGAGAGATTCGACAACGTATCTGTACTTCCTGATCATCTTCTTTTTCCTCACGTGAAACAATTTCTTCAATCAGGGCGTTATCGCTCTTTTCGTTTACGGATTTAAGTTTGTCGTTTAAGGCTTTTTCCTGTTTTTCGTATTCTGAATCAGATACTAAGCTCGGCATATTATTGAATAGGTACTTGATTAAGAATGTCCTGACTGTTCTGTGGCATTTGCTGTTCAGGTTGCGGAGGCTGTCCTTGCTGTGGTTGTTCCTGCGTTGGCTGAGGTTGCATCGGCTGTTGTTGTCCAAACAGAGCCATCGGGTTACTTTTCCAGAGTACGAGTTTCATAGCTTGATCGCGCGGGTTCGGGAAATCGAGCATTTCGTACAAAGTTATCGGGTCAATCGCACCGGCACTCCAGAGATCAACTGCTTGGTTAGCTTTCGTCAGTTGATCCTTCGGCAGCATCGAACCAGGTTTCACGCCGACAATGAGCGTCGTGACGAAATCGGTTTTCTGCAGTTCCACGTATTCCATTGCTTTCTCCTTACCAAGGACTGCAGCTACGTGCGGCGTGTCGTAGTACACGTACATGAGCTGAACGAACCAGTTGTATACGTCATCAGCGAATTGCTCTAAGTGCGACACGATAAGTGATACACGATCGGCATCTTGGCCTTTGATAACGATCTTTCCGCGTACGGTCTTTTCATCCATCGTTCCTTGCGGGGTGATACCACGAACACCGAAAATGTTCTGTAATTCGTTACGATAGTCGATAAGCGACTGATAGACTTGCGGAGCAAGGTTCGGAGCAGCTGAGCGATTTACTGCTTTTGTTACATCTCCGGTCGGCACCCACACAGTCTGACCGCTGCGCAATGCTTCACCAACACGTGAGGCCTCATTCTTAGTGAAATGATCACCCGAGACAACAATCCCGTTATTCGTATAATCAGCGTTCTTATCAATCTGTTTGAGACGCTTGTTAATGAGGTCCTGCAACGAGATATTCTGGTACAAGACGTTCGTATCATCCCAGGGCTGAGTACCAAGATTGAACACCGAAAGGAATACATACGGGATCTTGCGAACAATGAAATGATTCCTACCCGGTACCGTCTGAACACTTTCGTTACCCAACTCATCGGTAGACTTCTCTTCGGTATCGTAGTTCCAATGCGGATTCTGCGATTTATTGAGAACTTTTTCTTTCAACGTCCAGAAGACATAATCAGGCGTCCACCATTCGATGTAGGTGATCTTGGTGCCCATCTTTCCGTTTACGACCTCACTGATGTACTCTTTCTGTTCTTGAAATCTCAGAACTAAATCCTTGGCTTCATCCTCTCGATATTCACCAAGGAAAGCACCGTGGTATTCACAGCCTTCGATATATCCATCTGGATCAAGGATCAGCTGTTGCGGACGAAGAGCAGCGAATGAAATATCGTTATGCTGCATGTCGAACCCGACTTTACCGACACCGAGGAAATACAACGACCAGTACCGTACGACATTCGGAATCTTTATTTTAAGCTTCGTACGATCAGCCTGGAACTGTAGGACTTTCTGCACGTTATATGCCAGCTTAATCCCCTCTTCACTATTGCTTGCTGATTCAACGGACGGATCAGGATTTTCACGGCAGACAAGCGGTAGAAACGTCTCTTCGGCCTGAAACAGAATGTTATCAGCCAACGGACGATTTTCGCCTTTCTCGTCGTAATGTTCGCCTTTCCAGTATTTTTCAACGAGCTTTTGATTGCTGTTAAGCTTAGTTACTTTCGCGCTGTCGTTCCACCGCTTCAACCAGTCATTTTTTAAAATAATAAGTTCCTCATCCGGCGTCTCTAACGTCAGTTCATCCGTAGACGGCGAAGAAACACCCTCCGCGTTCCCTTGAGGCCCTTCTTTCGATTTATTGATATTTTTACCCAGCGAATAAAACGCATCGAGCAATCCCATAATGCGGAATTTAGTCGCCAAGTTTAGTTGTTGAATTAAGCATTTCTCCAGTCTTCTTCGTGTTGTTGCTGAGGAATAATCGGTACTCTTCCATTTCTTACCTCAGGAGCGACAGGAATAGACGGCGAGACTTCAAAACTATTTAAAACTTTCCCACCTCCCATACCGAATTTGTCCATGCCAGTCCTCCAATAAACGGTAGCATGTACCCAGTGGTCATCGCCGCTACGTTCCCATCGGGTTTCCTCGACATTAAGCCGATTGAGTTCTTTAACGCGATAAATATTTTTAAAATGCAACCAGTAGTCATACCAATCGGCTTCACCTCCCTGTAAGCCGATCCGTTTATCGCTGAACTCGTCAATAACGAGCTGAATCATGCGGTTACGGTCAACGATGACATTGCCCGCTTCGTCATCTTCTCCCCATCTGACGAGTTGCATAGTCTTTCGATCGACCGAGTAGTGACAGAGGAAAACCCTGCCCGGGTACTTCTCACGCAGTTTGCGCGGCATAATGAGATCTCCGCCCTGATCGAACACAGCGATTGAACGCTTGTAGCGCATGAGCAACCGTTCAATCTCTTCGTAGTCAGTACAGCTACCGTAGTAGAACAAGCCTTTGCTGTTACCAAGCACGTAATAGATCGTAGTGCCGGTATCGACACCGATAACGATTCGTTCGTTCTGTTCGTCAGCTGGCTGGATGATCTCGCTCGTTAGGTTCCTAAAGAGCACGTCTTGCGTTACAACGTTCCCATTGCCGACATACGGCAAACCAAGAACGAAGTTATAAAAGAATTCTCCCGATTTCGTCTGGTGCAGCTTGATGATCTCGGATGCTTTCGTCCACGGGGTCATCAGTAAGCTGATCCAATAACCGCGAAAATCGCGCGTGATCGTTTTTCCATCGATGTTATCCTGTGAGCCAAGGACATACTTATTGACCCACTGACCGACACGACGATCTTCATCACGTAATTCCTGATGGCAAGACCTACAGACATAGATTTGTTTATCCATGTCTATGTTATCGGGCCATTTAAGATATTGTCGGTAATTGCAACGCGAGCACTTAATGAACCAGTGCATTTGATCGCTACGCTGCCAGTATTTATCTACCCCGTTATTCGGCACGCTTGGGTTAGAGAAATACCACTCCATTTTGTATTTGGAATGCTGGAGACGTGAATGATACTGATCGACTACATCCTGCTTGCTGCGATCGACTTCGTCGTAGACATTCAAGTCAGAACTCACCATGATAGCGGCGCGTTCAGTGTACGTACCACGGTAATAAATCAGGTTGTTACCAACCGATTTTTGATCGACAGAATCTTTGTCTTTAACCCAGCTTTGCAGAACAGGATTCTGTGCGATGATACGGTTGACTTTACCGCCTACGAACTGGTGCACGTCAGCGACAGTCGGGAGTGTATAAATCGCATCTAACCCGCGATATTTACACGCTGATAACGTCTTAATAATTGCCGTGGTTGAGAAACCGACCTGACCAGCTTTCGGTATGACTTGTAAAGGGCTGAAATCGTTGTACAAATCGTACAAGTACAGGTGATCGTGAAAGTCGATCGCCAGTCCTTGTTCGTTTTTTACATTGTATTCTTTAATCCACAATGTCGGTTTTCGACTTAGGATGTAGTCTTTCTGTGCTTGCGTTAGTTTCATATTGCAATGTCCCTTTCCCCCAAAATTTCGGCATTTCTATTTCAAAAGTTCCCTTAATCACAGCATCCTTATCTCTACTCGGAAAATTCGACTGAATAAAATCAATTTGATTTCCTTCTGAATTTTCACCAAACCAATGAAATTCTTTATCAATTATTTTCTGTTTCATAGGTATCTTTATTTTTTTTGCTAATCAACTCAGCGAGCTTATCGAGATTCGTATTTTCCGGGATTAAGTCCTTGCCATCTTTGCCGGTAAGTTCATTTTCAATCTTGTCACGCCAGCCATAATTTTTCAGAGCAAAGATCGGTCCAGCTGCATTCTTCCCTGTGAACAATTGCTGCTCAGCAAAGTTCTGACAACGGAGCTTTGCCATTTTTATGGTGTCAGAATATCCGTCCTTTTCTTCGTAATCCATGAGGGTTTCTCGGGTCGTATCGAGAGCCAGCGCAAGACCAGTAATCGTGTACGGCATGGTCTGAACTTTCTGCTTCCCTAAAACAGCACCCTCAGTATTTCTGATATCGCGTTCTTCCCAGCAGGAATCAAAATACGCATCAATCTTTTTTTGAAGCTCTTCGACAGTCTTAAATTTTAGCGGTCTACCGGCCATAATACTTTTGAAAAATTCCATCCGTCCTACCACCAGGTTGTGCGAAATCCCGTTTATGATCTTCGAGATATTCCATGTTGTTGATACGTTCGTCGATTTTCTTATAGACTTTCTTGAACCCACAATCATCGCATCTTTCTACCTGTTCTTTGTGGTCTTCATGAATTACAGAGAAGGTGTGGTACTCACAGCTCATACATCATCTTCGTTAAACATACTGGACAATATTTCTGCTTTTTCCTTCGGGTCCTCAAGGATTTCTCCTTTTTCCCTGGTTACGCTGCGAACACGTTCGATGGTTCTTTCAATTTTCGGCTCATAGCGGAACTGAATAATCGCTGCGAGAACGCAGAATACGATGCCGGATAAAAAACCTAGGAAAAACATAGAAATATTTTTAACAGTATTTTGTGTACGATTTTCCAGAATGTATATTTCGGCCAACTATAGTTCCCATATCTCTTATCGCCGAAATAATATTCACGAGCACTAGCTAACGATACCCAACGTGACGACATAGATTTAATCCTCAGGGCAAAAGCCCGTCTCTCACCGATACAGAACCGTATTATCCCTGTAGGATATTCCTGGTACTGAGTGAATGAGACTAAGACGCGCTGTCTATCCCGAGGGCCCAAGATTAACTTAGGCACTTTCAATTCTTTTTTTAGCTATCTCGCAGTACTCCGCCTCTCGCTCGATACCGATAAAGCTGAGCCCCTCCATCTTCGCTGCCTTGCCGGTCGAGCCAGATCCGGCGAAGGGATCGAGGATCGTGCCACCCGGCGGCGTGATGAGACGGCAAAGATAGCGCATGAGGGTGGTGGGTTTAACGGTCGGATGTTTATTGCCTTCTTCGCGATCGGATTTACTGGCCTTGGCGCAGTAGAAGAATCGAGAGGCTGTACCGAATAATCCAGTTACTTCCTCGCTTCCGTCATGGATCAGGTTAGCGGGCCAGCGTTTCTGATCCTCAATTCGTGAGGCGTCAATATTCATCGCCCCCGTCCCGTACGTCTGCACGTTCTCAGCGACCGTACCGATGAGCGGTTTGCGGGCGAGGGTGATGGGTTCCAGAGCAGGCTTGAGGGCGGTGCCCCAGCCGGACCATTGTTGGGCGGATTCAGTAGCAGGAGCAGTAATATCCCATGTCTTATAAACGGTTTTTCCGCCAACAGTAGGCAAAGCTGATGCTCCGGAAGTACTACGAGCTTTAGTATCTTGACCAACGACTTCACGTTCGGCTTCGATGCGCGCCACCAACTCATCAACCCATGCAGGTACATTGGCGCAAAATGGACGCAACTTCGCCCATAGCGTAGTCGTAGGAATTGCAGGTTGTGATTTTTCTGTTAGATAGTGCGTCCCCATGAAGGTGCCGGTTACCTCGTTGATCTGTTTGGCAGTCAATCCAGTTGTTCTCATGTAGGCTGTAAACTTATGCAACCTACCGACCTCACCGTTGTTCTTATCAATCGCCTTACTCACATCCAGACTCTTCGGAAAACCGCTTCCATACACCCACGCGATCATATCCCGAATCTCAAACCCCGCATCTTCGATATTCACGGCCATACGGTGCTGAGTACGTGTTCCTGCGAATGAGAGTAGGTGTCCACCGGGCTTTAGGACCCGTAAGCACTCGCGCCAGATCTCGACACTTGGGACGTCGTAGTCCCATTTCTTGCCCATGAACGAGAGGCCGTAGGGCGGGTCAGTCACGACAGAATCGAATACGTTGTCTTGTAATGATCTTAAATACTCAAGACAATCTGAATTGATGATTGTATGTGTCATAAGTATTTCAGGGCAGATTTCCGGTCTGCCGAAATTCTTCCCTGAAAAACAAATAACCCACACCTTGAGGGCGTGGGATTCAC